CACCAGAGGACTGGAACACGCTATGGCCCATCTCTGATGAGCCTTTCGTGGATGGGGATCAACCAGATGAGAACGGGAACTATGACAGGTGGACTGGTCCACGTTTAGCGCAGGTTCGTAACGAGGTAGGTCCACGCAAGTGGAGCTTGGTGTACCAAAACCAGGACATTGAGGAAGAGTCAACTTTTGATTCTGTCGCTGTGCGGGGGAGTGTGAACTCGGTCCGTCAGGCGGGGCCCTTGGACATCACACTGCGGGGGCATCCAGAAAAGCTTGACAGCATGTACACGATTTGTTCTATGGACCCTGCAATTGCAGGTAACACTGCAGCGGTCGCTTATTCGATTAACAGGTTTACAGGTAAACGGTTCGTACTAGACGTTCGGGTCATGTCTGCCCCGACCCCAGCACAGATCCGCGGCCTTATTAAAGAGATGACTGACATCTACAAACCCAACGAATGGGTTATCGAAATCAACGCCTTCCAAGGCTTCCTCGTTTATGACGAGGAAATAAATCAAGAGTTGGCGAATAAAGGTATCTTGCTTAAACCCCACCAGACGGGTAACAACAAGCAAGATCCTGACTTCGGTGTGGCATCAATGAGTGGGTTGTTCGGCACTGTGGCCGGTAACGCCACCAATCAGAGGTTGCACCAGGGTGACAACCTTATTGAGCTTCCATCGAATCACAGTCACGGTGTGAAAATGCTAGTAGAGGAACTCATCTCCTGGTCACCGTTCGTTAAAACAAAGTATCGCAGGCAAGACACCGTGATGGCTTTATGGTTCGCGGAGTTGCGAGCCAGGGAGATGGTTACCTCTTCTCGTAAAACAAGTTACTTCGCGAAAGCAAACCCGTTCCTTAACGATAGGGATCGGGAAAATCAAATGGTAATCAATTTGGATGACATGGCTCTTAGTTATTCAAACAAGCCATGGAATTAGGGGAAAACATGTGCATGAATTGCGGTTGTTCTAAATGAAAAAAGGTCAGGTTGGTTACGGCAAGGAAGCTAAGGCTGATAAGAAGAAGGTTCCTAAAGGTTCACACATGATGCCTAATGGTTCAACCATGAAGAATTCAGAGATGAAGAAGAAGAAAAAGTACTAAACCAACCACTTATTAAGGACAAACATGGCTGATTTCGCATATGAGGCGACGAAGACGATTGATCGTCTTACTCGCCAACATACAGAGCGTGATGCTCGGATGCGAGCTGTCCATTTGGTGCGTAGTGGTCACTCTGAAATGGTTTTCAGGGGGATGTTCCCCTCCGACTGGCCAAAGCCAGTCGTCGCCAACTTCATTGATGTCGCGGCGCGTGATACAGCAGAGATGGTTGGTGTCATGCCGACACTCACCGCTGCGGGGGACAGTGTTCTTGATGAGTCGAAGCGATCAAGGCAAGACAAACTAACCCGGATTATCAACTTCCATGCGTATAACTCCCGGCTGGGAACCAATCTGGTTCCTGCGGCAGACCGAATGAACACCTATGGTTTCGTTCCTTTCCGCGTTGAAGCGAACTATGAGGGTGGTTCACCACATATTCATGTGGACGACTCCATGAATACCTACTACGAGAAGAACCGTTGGGGCCAGGTTGTCCTGTATGCGCGGATCTTTTACCAGAAAACATCCGAACTGATTGCACTCTACCCAGAACATGCCGCTCAACTGCGTAAGCAGACTGGCTACTCGAATGATTCGGACGAGTTACTGCAACTCGTCCACTACTACGACAAAGATCAAGTGATGCTGTTTGTTCCTAAACGTGACGGGCTCATTCTTACCCAGTACAAGAATCAAATCAGCCGCATCCCAGTAGCTATTGCTGAACTTCCAACCCTCGACGGTAAGGTCCGTGGTTCCTTTGATGATGTTCTCTGGGTTTTTGCAGCTAAAGCATATCTTGCGATGCTTTCTCTTGAAGCTACACAGAAAGCTGTTCAGTCTCCTATCGCTTTGCCTAATGATATCCAAGAATTTGCCCTTGGACCGGATGCGATAATCCGCAGCGCGAACCCGGAAAAGATTCGCCGGGTTCCCATGGAGCTTCCACAGTCAGCCTTGATCGTAAACAACACACTCGATGACGAGTTGCGTGTCGGGGCGCGTTTCCCACAGGCACGATCCGGTGAAATGGATGCCAGTGTGGTCACCGGTCGCGGTGTTCAAGCACTTATGGGTGGTTTTGATAGCCGTATTAAAACCGCACAGTCCATGCTGGGTGATGCTTTAAGTGGAGTTCTTTCACTAGCACTCGAAATGGATGAAGCCATTTGGTCGGATGTGGCCAAGGACGTTCACGCTTCTGTGAACGGTTCCCCATACCAGTTAAAATACACGCCGGGTAAAGACATTAAGGGCATGTACACGGTCACGCATGAGTACGGCGTTATGGCAGGACTTGACCCCAACCGTGCACTTGTATGGGGCTTACAGGCCCTGAGTGCAAACCTTATTTCCAGGAGTTTCCTGCGTCGTAACCTTCCTGTGAACCTGAATGTTTCCGAAGAAGAGAAAGTAATTGATGTTGAGAAGCTGCGCGACGCAGCTTTGATGTCTATCCAGTCATATTCACAAACACTTCCAGAACTTGCCGCAAGCGGCAAGGACCCAACTCAAGTCATCAAGGTTCTGGGTGACCTGATTGAGGCTAGAAAGAAGGGCATCCCAATCGAAGTTGCGATTGAGACAGCCTTCAAACCAGAAGAACCCACAGTTTCCCCTAGTCAGATGCCACAAGACCCGATGGCTGCAATGAGCCAAGATCCAATGTCGGGCATGCAGATGGCTGGGGGTCAACCTCCCGCTCCATTACCTCAAGGTGGTGGGGCTCCGCCGCCACCACCACAAGGAATGCAGCAATTACTCGCAGGTTTAACAGGGGGAGGGGAGCCAACTATGGCTGCCAGAACCATACGTCAAACTCAAATCGCTTAAAGGGAAGGAGGAAAATATGGCTATGTTCGGTACTACGCAAGGAACACCAAAAACGAACGTGTCACGCCCAGAGCGTGTGAGCTCACTGCCCAAAGGTGCATCACCTGGACAGTCTGAGCGAACCAAGCCGGTTGCAACCAGTGTGTCGCAGCCCAACGCACAACCCATCAAGTAATTGTCGGCGGGAAAAGGTGCCTACTCCCCTTTTCCCGCTTGCATCCTACCCAAAATTTTGAGAGTGAGGTGACATCAATTGCCACAAGGACAAGAGTTCAATGGCAGTGGAGTACCTCTTTCCCCTCCTGGTGCGGCAAGCCAACGCACAGATCTACAAAACCAAGGATCAATGCAGATCCCTGATGCGGCATATGGTGAGCAGCAAGACTTTCAACAGATCCAAGGTGGCGCACCTATGGCTGGTGGGGCTGCACCTATGGCTGCACCCCCCGTGGGGATGGGTGCGCCGACACAACGACCCAATGAAGCCCTTACTTCAGGTGCTGATATCGGTCCAGGTAATGGTAGTGATGTCCTTCCAGGCGATACAACCATGCAAGGTGACATGGAAATGATCGGGAAGTACCTTCCCGTCTTTGAATCAATGTCCTCGGGGGACAACGTACCTGAGTCTTTCCGGCAGTTCGTTCGTTATTTGCGGAGTAGTCAATGAGTTCCTTGAGTTTCATAAACAACATGGCTAAAGCCATTGAGGCGGTAGGTTTGCGTAACACCCCTATTGCCTACGGATTAGCAATGGTCCCATGGGAAAGCCCAGAAGACCGTGATGCTGTCTTAGCAAAGCTTGGTGAAGCCAGTGGCTAGTATTGTCGATACTTTCAGTGACACGATTAAACCCAAGAAAGAGGAATCCTTCCTCGATAAATTGTCACAATGGGGCGAAGACATTGGTGAACAGGTAACTGGCGCACTTAGTGGTCTTATCGCACCTACCACGCAGGGCATGGTTGGTGCTGCTGTTGGCACCGCCGCTGCCAAGACCGGCGTTCCATCAAAGATTTCTTCGGGTGTAGCCCAAGACGCTACCCAGTCTAAGGTTTTCAGAACCGACAAATTCAATGTAAGCGGATCAAGTCAAGCGGCTCCTGCCACCCTGGGCGCTCTTGCTTTCCCACTCATCGTCACCGAGGCGGGTTACCGTGGCACAAACACTGTTGTTGGTGGTGCCACGCTCGTAGGAGCTGACTTCACCCCTATGGGTGCAGGTGCGCGAATTGGCGCTGGTGCCGACTACCTGAACCCTTTGTACCGTGACGGAATTACCTTGTCTGACATCCCTGACACGTTCAGGATGGTATGGGGTTCAGACGAAAATGTGATCGGTCCCGACGGACAGCCTTTGCTGGACGCTGAAGGAAAGAATGTTACAGAACAAAACGCCATAACTTCTGGTCAAGCCATATCCTCCACCATTGGTGTCACATTACTTAACGCTATGGACACCGTGGTGGGTGCTGTTTCTGACGTTGACCTTCGGGAAAATCTCAATAAGAAGATTGAGGAATCTTCCGTAGCGGAAATGAATAACCCTGAGAACACGCGCAAGCTCATGGACTGGACTTGGGGTTTGCATACTGAGTTCGATATCTACAACAAGAAGGAACGTGAATCCGCATTTAACCAGGGTCTTGGTAGATGGATCTCGGGTGCTGCCGATTCGGCAGTCTTGTGGTACTTAGCGCCAGAAGTTATAGGACTTAAAGCCGTAGGAATGGCTTCTCGCAGCCTGTTCATTAGGTCTATCGATGACTTCGGTGACATTATTAAGATGCGTGAAAACCTTAGACTGCATGCCACTCACCTTGCCGGTGCAGAGGGCGGACAGAAAACCCCCATTGGTCGGTTGGTTGAGTCCTTGGCCCGAATGAATACGGAACAAATCGGGCGACATGAGATCGCGTTGTCAAGTACCGACTCCGCGTTGATAGCTCGAACCTTCGGCCCAGCTAAAACCTTTGATGATGTTGCTGAGCGCATGCTGGCATTGCAAGGTGATCGCGGAGCGATCCTTTCCTTAATGGGTAAAGATGCCGTACTCGCTGATGCCATGAGTTTGCAGATAGAAAGCCTGGCTCGATCACGCCGTTTACTTGAACCAATCGCACCGGAACTGGCGAGCCTTAGCACAAGGTATCCGCATCAATCCGTCCAGCGAGCACAGAACGCCCTGATCAAACAACAGGCCATTTACAAAGCCGAAATAGAACAAGCCGACCTTGTAATGAATGCGGCATTAAAGGAAAACGACGCTCTTGCCAGTGCATTTTCGGGATTGAGTGTTGCTGCCGAAGCGCCAAACGCGGTAAGGCTTCGCAGCATCAATGTGAGTAAACTCAAGGTGGGTCCATCCTCCGTTGGACGCATGGAGAAAAAGGCAAATAAGGCTGTTTCCAAAGCGAATGGCACAAACCTTTTCAAGGTAACAACCTTGAAAACTGGTGGTAACTTCGGTCGCACCGTTCGTGTGTGGAGTAGCACAAAAGACTACATGGGAACTGCTCGCATGAAGGGGGCAGTGGACCTGGATGACACTAACGATGTAATTGCTGAGCTTGACTCGGTTATGCAAACACTGCCAATGCTTCGGCAGTTAATGAAGAAGTTTCAGGGGACAACCTTCCTTCCAGGAACAACACAACTGGTAAGTGATTTCCGTAGGGAAATCTATTCACGAATCACGGCAGCCACATCATCCACCGAACGCATGGTTATTTTCAATGAGTTTGAATCCCGCATTTACTCGGCTCTAATCTCCTATCACGGTGTCAGCTCAGAAGCGGCTAACGTGATATTAACAAAGTACAAGGGCATGCGAACCCAAGTAATTGAAACCGTTAAGGCCAAAGGTCTTGTCACCCAAGATGGAGAGATACATGTCTTAAAAGACATGCAGTCTCTGCTTGCATCAACAATGCCTGCTATCGATTTCCATTTCATTGAGGCGGTACTTCGACTCGAGCGTGGTAGCGGAGTGGCTAAACTCAAAGGCTTCTCTGATATCAAGGGAAGCACGGCAATGTCCTGGTTCGATAGTTTGTGGCGACCTCTGGTTCTTATTCGCCTTGGTTACACCACCCGTAACGTGATCGAAGGGAACCTTCGAGAACTCGCTGGGTTCAAAACCTTGGGCCTTGTCACAGACCGTGGTATGGGAACGCAAGCCATCGAAGGTGCTTTAGCTTTCCGTGCAGCCAAAGGATTCGGTCGGGGTATTGACCGCATAGCTCGGCTTACTACTCAGGGGTCACTCAAGAGTAAGCGCAACAAGGTCTTACGGGCGCAAGGTATTGCTACCGGAGCAAGGAATCAACTTAATGAAGTGGAGGCTGGGCAAGAAGTTACCCGCCTGGCAATAGCCAAGAAACACCAGGACGCTGAGAACCGTGCCCGTTCAACCTTGACTGAAGAGTTCCGGGCCATGACCTCAACTCGTGTATCAAACACCATGGAAGAGATAAACACCGAATCAACTGGTGCGATGACAGACCTTGCAGATGTTGCCGCAGAGATAATAATTCCAAGGCGGTACATCCTCCCAATTTTTAGTGGTGGAAGTAAACGTTCTCGTTTCGTTGCTGGCTTTGACACCCCTCGCGATGGTCAAGTTCGTGCTGCAATGCAGGACTCGCAAGCAATCGGAGGGATTAAGAACCCTCAGCTTCAGGGTGAAATCGCCAACGATTCCCCCCTTGCACTGAATAGTCCAGAAACACTTGCTGCTGGTGGTGCCGCCACGGAGGAAGCTGTAGCTGCCAACATCCGCAACTGGCTCAGTGCCAGGGAAGCAGCAGAATGGGATGAACTAATCTCCCGTGCTAACGCTGGAAAGTTTTACGATGCAGAGCTTGAGATGTACAACCGTCTCGCTTTCAAGGCATCACGCAAGGCAGTTAAGAAGACAATTGAAAGTGGTGGTGTAGTAACTCGCACTATTGATCCGACGACCGGAACCTATGAAATCATTCATGATTTCAAAAGCATCACCATTGAAGACATTAACAGTGATGCCTTGGGCATCTTGACTGCCGATCAGCTTGACAAGGTTGAGTATGTTCGGGCCAATGTGTTTGGTTCTACCCTAGATCTGCGAGCGAGTAATATGGAACTTCCTCGCGGTGAGGTTGATCGTCCCGCCGGAACCGTTCTGACTGAATCACCATTTGGCAAACAACCTTGGGATGACCCAAACGCTCCCGCCTTTGAGCCAAGGCTATCCGATCCCGGATTTACTTACCTGGAAGACTTGGCCAAGTCACTGGATATCGGAATGGGTGATATCGGCAGAACTATCGATGGCCGTTCTGGTGACTTTAACATAAAGTCCCTGTATCGTCTTGAGCATGTACTTGAACTAGCCAAGTCAGACCCTGCCCTTGCTGCTGCCCTGAGACTTAAAATGCTGGTTGGTCACATGCCAACACACATGCAAGATTGGTTCAAAAAAACAGGCTTCATAATAAACAACAAGGAACTCAAACGTCTCGAGAGACTTGCCGATAAGGCCACCGACGCGACCTACGAAAACAGGATCAATCGAGAGAATGCACTCTTTGATTTCCAAGAAGGCATTAAGAACAAGTACTGGCGCAATCCTGACACCGGCAGAGAGTTAACTGAGGAGGAGTTCGCTGCTCTAATCCCTTCAGTGGATGACGATTTTGCTGATCTTGTTTTCCATGGAGGGAATAAGGTCGAAGGTGATGTGCTAAGCCAAGATCCCGTTTTCTCTAAATCAAACCTTGAGAATTTAGTGGGTATTGGTTTTTACACAACCAGGGATCCAGCTATTGGTGTGACATACATTTTTAACAAAGCCGACAAGGTGACTGGGGAAAATGTTTTATACACGGCTGTGCTCCCCGAAGGTGGCGAAGGCCGATTTGTTGACCTAGATGCTGCAATGGAGGTAATGCCTGGACCTACGGGTACATCCGGGGAGATGCTAGCGGAGAGGGAAGAGTTCCTCCAAGACGTTTTCTATAAAATGCACCGAAGGTTTGAGGAAGAAAACCCAGACCTGCCAGAAAGCATTGATGATATTTTCGATGATGTCTGGTTTGATATAGAACGATCCGTGGATGAAAAGTTCGAAAAAGAACTAACCCCTCTTGACGCAACTAAACAACCAAGAACTCATGGCATAAACATGGAAGACTACCGAAAAGTTTTTGACGACTACTTCATTAGCAAGAACATCGATTCATCAGTGGATGACGTTGACGAACTTGAGATATATGATCAGATCAGATACGCATCGCAAATGCTCTGGGTTAACACCTTGAAGGATGAAGGAGCTCTTGGGGTGAAGCACATCGGTGGAAAAAACATTGGGACTCGTGATCACGCTGTCTTTGTTTGGTATGTAGTTCCAGAGGTGAAGGCCGTTGATGAGGTTACCGCTGATTTCCTACAACTTGCCAAGATGCGAAAGGCCGCTGCGGATCTTGAAGTTGCGGATGGGGAAAAGGTCAGAAACGCCGTAGTCGCATGGAGAGAGTTTGGCAAGTACCAAAAGTTTAAGCCCGGTGGTCTTGATGCAGCAAAGCTGACTGATAGGGATAAGGCGAAGATAGTCAAGTACATGAGTGACCACGGTGCGGGTCGAATCATCCTTGATGACTCCCTTTCACCTTCGGGCAGGACAATTATTTCTAGCCCTGACATGATCTCCGTATCAACGGATCAAGCCGAAGCCGCGATTCCCGGTGCTGTTGTTGGTAAAGACTATGTGGACAACATGCTTCCACAGCTTGAAAGTGAAGCGATGGCTCGCAACCCTGCCGTGTACAAGTCGGCGCAGGTCGACGACGACATGCTCCTTCCCATGGTTGATAACGATCCTGAGATCGTTAAGATACTTCGAGGGGAAACAACTGGCACACCTGAGCAGAGGGCCAAGCTTGCTTGGGCTATGGAATCCAACGGATACTCGCACGTTCAGGTGGGTAAGTTCGGTGAACCCAGCACTAAGTTCATTAACTCCGCTGAGCTTGCAGCTAATCGGAAAACCGGCATGGCTTATGGCGCTTTACGAAACGAGTCTGAATTGGCTCAGACTCGTAATCAGATACTTCAAAACGATGACTCTTGGCATTCGCTTAATCGTGACTACGATTCCAAGTCAGCGGAACTGCAATCATCCCGCTTGAGACTCGATGAATCCATCGAGTCAGCGAAGAAGGAAGTTGCCAGACTTAACAAAAGAATGGGCAAACTTGCCGTCAGTGGTGCACCCATAAAGGGTGGTGTTGGAACTGGCAAGGAAAGATTCACTGGCAAGGACTTCGAAGATTTCTGGATGGATGGTCCTCGGAGTGTGAACTCTCAGGGTTCCATGTACGACGAGATGACGAGTTCCTCAACCACCAACTTGGCAAACCTTTACGGTTACACCGATCATGCGATGCAAAGCTTGCGGCAATCTGCGGACACGATTGCACACGCTCCAGGTAGCGACTACTACTTCTACAACATGGCTAAACTTCTCAACACCGTTCACAGGAACGACCTTATTTCGAAAAGTATTTTCGAAGGTAAGGCTGATGATGAGATCCTTTCGATACTCATGGGTACAGAGTGGGGCAAGAAATACGTCAAAACCACTGGTGGCTGGTCAGCTTTCCGTGGAATGATTGATGATGCTCAACTAACGAGTGACGCACGAGATGACATGATTGATCTTATCCTCGAGAAGAGGGGAATCATTCAGGACCTTGTCAAGGATGACGATGTCATTAGGCACCTTGCCGACAACGAGGTGACACCTGACTTCTTGATGAGTCGGCTTGGTTGGAAAGATGACCTTCCCACTATTCGTGAGAACGCACTCGTGGATAACGGTCGTGGCTGGTACAGGAATGCGATTGGCAATGTTATGCACGTTATTGGAACACTGCCAGAGGATGCCCTTGTTAGGCATCCGTTCTTCCGCGCAAGATGGCGGGAAGAAATACAACGCCAAGCCGACATTTATGGCGGTCAGGGTGTCACCAGTTTTAATGCTGCACAACTGACAGCCATGGATCGGGTTGCTAAGAAGTTCGCCGTACAGCAAGTGCAAGAATCTTTGTACACAATTACTAGGCTTTCAACCCCGGCGCACGTTTTCAAGTTCATCATTCCCTTCTTCCCTGCTTGGGCTTCGGCAGTTAGATTCTGGATGTTGCAGGTTCCAGCTAAACATCCAGAGGCAATAGCCCGTTACATGCAGATTTACAACGCACCAGAGTCAATGGGTTGGGTGTATGACGGTGACGGTAAACGGATTCAAGGGGACGATAACTTCCGCAGCAGACTCACTAACAAGTTTTTCAGTGGTGATGATGGTGGAACCATGATCATTCAGTTCACAAACAAGAGGGCGCTTAAAGGGCTCCAGCTTTTCACTCAAGCCGATAGTCTCAAAGTACCGGTTCCTTCGCTGGACATGATGCTGCAGGGGGAGAACCCGTTCTTTCCAGGAACAGGTCCATTCCTCGTCATTCCAACTTCCTACATTGCCTCCAGGATGCCTGACATTTCCACAGCACTTGAAACAAGCGACCTTAAGTCGCTTCCCTTCATTGGTGAGTTTATTCCAAAAGAAGTCAATGACTTTGTTCGTAAGAACAATATGGTTTCACCTTTGTACAAGTCCGTGGTTCCTTTCGGTCGGCCCACTCAGGATAAAGACATCATCGATCTAGTTGTAAACACGGTAGCACCAAGCGGGGCGAACAAAGCCATAACACTTATTAGAGGAATGAGTTCGGCTCAATTTGCGAACACCACTAAAGAGATTCATAGAACAGATATGACGAATTGGGATCTTGGTAACCGGGTTGGGCCAGAGCCTATGCTAACTGATTCCATAAAGAAGTCACAGGTTCTTTGGGGCTTCAGAGGTGCGATGTCCATGCTCTTACCCTTCGCCACTCAATACCAAAGCCCTTACCAGTTTTACATTCAAGAGTCACGACGCATCGACCGTGAGGTCGACGCGGCTGGTGGAACCTACGATGAGGCAACCCAAAAATTCGTGCAAATGTATGGTGAACCCTTCTTCCGTTATCGCCAATCACTCTCTGGTGGTGCATCCGGGATGGGTGCCAACGTCGGTGAGTTCAAAGAGTTCAATCGTGATTCGCAACTGATGGCTGATTTGGCTTCCATCGGTGACGATGCAAGCTTTATCACTATGGCAACCCGCCCATTCAAGGCTTCGCCCAACGATGACGGCTTTGATACCGCCGTGTATTCGTGGCAGATGAACCGTCCAATAGCCGGTGCTCCTGGAAAGTTCATTCGTGGCGGTCCCGAAAGGACCCTGCCGGAGGCGCGAAGTGAGATCGAAATGGGTTGGATCAAGTTCGACAAGGTGAGTCAAAGGCTCGACGCCCTTGCCGCTGAGGCGGGAACAACGGTTTCAGCGAGTGAAGTTTTTCAAGAAGCAAAGAAAGCGGCTACTAGGGAAATCGGGGCAGAGGAACCTGCATGGTTTTTGAAGTACAACGAAACCGGTTCAAGTAGATGGATTCAATCCAACCTTGCCTTGGAGGCAATGTTTGATTCCGGGTATTTTGAGGTCCACAAGAACGATCCTGTTGTTGGCGGGTATGCACGGGCCATGGTTGAGTTGCGTGATTTGCGCCGATGGGCTCAAAATGTGTTACTGAAACGCGCAGCCGATGGTGGTAGTGGAAACATTAAAGCGAAAATTAACACGGATCTTGCACTTACTTACGCGCAAATGATTGAAGACCTGAAGGCTTCTGATGATAGTGGAAACTTCACTAGCACTTGGGACAGGTTTTTTAGTGGCGATGAGTTAGAACCAATACCTGAGCTGGAGGACTGAGATGGCCGATCTGCACGATAACGTTTCTGGTGCCATTGTGCCTGACGGCGAAGATGATTCCTCAGCTTCTGTTACGGCGAAGCTAAACTACGAGCAATACAAGAAGGTTGCTGCTCAAAACGAAGCGGTCGCAAGAGCTAAAGCAATGTCGGATGATAACAACGATAAAGCCCTGCTAGCAAATGAGCAGGCTTCACAGGCAGACAAGAAAGAAGTACCGACTTTCTCCCTTAATGTTACTAGCCCCAAAGAAGTCCCCGCAATGTTCTCCGAAGGGAGGCAGCAGGGTGGGGGCATGTCTGCACCTCTTACTGGTGACTACTACACCATGCAGGATGGAGGATTCCTCCAACTAGACAACGCCGACATAATCGCAAAGGTGAGACAGGCAGCCGGAAGAGATCCAGCAAAATTTGAGTCCATTTACCAGGTTGCTCTTGCGAGAACCGCGCTACTCAATCAAGCGGGTAAATCTGTTTCTCTCGAAGATGTCCTCAATGGTTTCATTAAGGATGGAGTCCCTTCCACTGGAGGCGGTGGCGGGGGTGGGGCTTTCAACACCACGAGTCGGTCAGTTTCACTAACCAATGAGGGAACCTCCCGTCGACTACTGAACCAAACCCTGACCGCATACCTTGGCAGGCAGGCAACAACCGACGAGAACAAGATGTTCCTTAAAGCATTGAACGTGCAGGAGAAGGCGAACCCGGTCACAACGGTGACCAAGGGTTATTCCAGTGGTGGTAATACAAACCAGACACAGAACAGTAGCGGTGGATTTGATTCCACCGACTACTCCGAAAGGTTCGCCAAGTCGCAGGAAGGGTATGCGGAGTACAAAACTGCAACAACTTTCCTGGATGCGTTTATTGAAACACTCGATGATCAATCAAGGGTGGTTGGCTAATGGCTAAAAAGTTTGATTATGACGGTGACGGTGTCCCAAACACCAAAAAAGATAAAGACATGGCAGACCAGGATCTGAATCAGGATGGGAGGATAAATAAGAAAGATGAGACTCTTAGGCAAGACACTCTTTCCACTGAGATTCTTGGTCAGGACTACGGATTCGCTATGCGAATTGTGTCAGGTGATGCGAGCGTGTTGGAAGTCTTCACGAAAGCAATCGATCAAGGTTGGACCAAGGAAATGTTCCAGGCGCAACTGCGCGGAACCGCATGGTACACCGACCAGGGTACAGAGTATGCGCGCAAGGCTTGGTTTTCCAAGCAAGAGGGTGGTAAGCAGTGGGAGGATCAACTTAAGGTTGCTAAAGACTCCATCCAAAGGATTGCGACAACTCTAGGTACGCCGATTGATCCTCAGCAACTTAACCGTTTCGCTGAGAGGTATGTCACTGAAGGCTGGTACGAGCCCTCCCGTCAAGGCCTAATGCAGGATGCGTTGGCTTCCTTCACCGACATTAGTAAAGGTAATGCTGCATCAACATCTGAACAACTGCGTAAACTTGCCTACGAGAATGGCGTGTCACTCAATGACACTTGGCTTAAGGAAACTTCGGAGTCCATTACTCGTGGTGATTCCAACATGAATGACTGGAACTCGTGGGTGCGGGACCAAGCGGTTGCTAAACACCCCCTGTATGCCGACAGGATCAAAGCTGGCGTGTCAGTTAGATCACTTGCTTCTCCATATACCCAGCGCATGAGCGCCCTTCTTGAGATGGACGAGAGTGGCATTTCCCTTGATGACCCATACATCCGTGATGCGATGGGTCAGATTGATGAGAAGGGTGCACCTAAGGCGATGAACTTTACGGATTTTGAGAACAAAATTCGGAACGATCCACGGTGGGAGAAGACAAAGAACGGGGCTAACACTTTGATGAATGCTGTTACTTCGTTCTCTAAGTCTTGGGGGTTTGTTAAGTAATGGCTGCTTACGATCCAAATGATCCATACGGAATTGGTGCTTATTACGGTGGAGACTTCTCTCCGTACACTCCGGCACAAGAGCAGCAAGCAGCAGCGGATCAGAACATGGTCAACAATTACTACAACGGTGGTGGGGTTCAGACCTTGCCTTATCGCGATATTCCAACAGCCCCACCAGCCGCACCAGCCGGACCTTCAGCCGAAGATGTCTACTGGAAAGACAAGGCGGCAAGGGAAATAGCTGCTGCTGATGAATTAGAAAGTCGCAGGGTGAGAAATGCACTCGCCTCTGCTAAAACCTTCTTCGACACTTATGGAATGTCAGCCCTTTGGGGTGGAGTGGAAGCATTGATCCGTGGTGGCTACAACGATGCAGATACCATTTCGGGGATACTGTCCAGAGACAGTAACTATCAGACGGCCTACTTCTCCCGCTTCCCAGCGGTACAAGCAATTCGTGAATTGAATAAGACCCGTTTGCAGCAGGGCCTCACCATAATGGCTGAGCCTTCCCCTGCTTCCTATGTTGGGCTTGAAGAGGGCTACCGCAAGGCACTGGTCGGCTTACCGACAGGCTTGTGGGGATCATCTGCTGATGTTTCAGACTGGATTGTGAAGGATGTTTCCCCTGAAGAGGTTGCAAGTCGTGTAACGACTGCAAAGAACTACATCAACTACTCCGCCAACGCTTCCATTAAAGGACAGCTTCGACAGATCTACGGGATGACTGATCAGGAAATGACGGCATACGTTCTTGATGAGGACCGCGCACTTGGCTTTATTGAGAACGAGTACCAGTCTCGGATGCGTAAGTCAACCATTGGTGCTGCTGCAATTGACTCAGGTCTATCGATCTCGGATACTGCCCGTGATCAACTGGCAGGTAACGACACTTATGGAAGTAGCTACGGAAACGCTTTGGCCGGGTTCCAGAGCATCGCTGAGAGTGCAGATGCCTACTCGCAGCTTGGTCGGATGAGTGGAATAACCACCAACACTGACGAACTGGTTTCAGACCAGTTTGGTATTGGTGACGCAGCAGGTGCTTCCAAGAAGAAGAAGATGCTTTCTTCTCAGGAACGTGCACGATTCGGTGGTAGTGCCGGTGTCGGTGCACAGTCCTTAAATGCGAAACCCTTGGGTTCCGCATAGTTTCACGGGCATGACAGGTGCAGTAGAACGTGGATCGGACACCAGATTGTACTGGTGAAAACCGTGAGACTTCTTAACCCCAGTTCGATTCTGGGCATGTCCACTCCCTAACCAGATCCATCGGCCCTGGTAGGTGCATAAGTCCGATAGTCACATCCTCACAATTCTCCCCTGAATTTTGAGCGGGTGGCGAATCCATGGTTAATGGCAAATTAAGGGAGATAACACATGTCCAGAAACGAAGAGAATCTGTTTGAAGACTACGAGGATGACGGTGACACCACTGATCTTCCAAAGAAGTTGAGAAAGAAAATCAACGAACTAACCAAAGAACTTGACGAGGCTAAAGGTGAAAACCAATCCCTCAAGACTGAAGGTCGAAAACGGCAGCTAGGCGAGACACTTGAATCTCGAGGGCTCAGTTCGAAGATCGCACAGTTCATTCCATCCGATCTAGATGAAGATGGTGTCAACGGTTGGCTCGACGAAAATGCAGAACTTTTCGGTGGTGGGCATGTGGCTGACACGCCTACACAGACCGTGATTGCACGGGATGCACAGCAGGCTTCAGCAATACGACAAATGGCTAACTCAGAACGTGGAGCGTCCACGGGGCAAGAAGTGAACTCTGTTATGTCCAGCATTGAAAATGCTGGATCGATGGAAGAACTGATGGCTGTTCTGAAACAGGCTTAACTCCTACAATTTTAAGAAAGGTTAATCATGCCGGTTACTTTTGACGGTCCCGATATTCCCGGTGCAATTATTACGGGAACTAGCACATCATCCGGTGTTGCTAACGGTGCTCTTGCCGCTCAGGTTGTTAAAACAACCTTCGATAAGATCATTGGTTTCAAGCTTCGCACCGAACCGATGCTTCGTCGGTTCGCTGAAGTTCGACCAGTGGATGTTGCCCATCCAGGTTCATCCGTTGACATGTTCATTCAAGGTGCAGACCTTGCACTTGCAACCACGCCCCTGAATGAGTACGAAGATCCGGATAACGTGTTCTTACCTGCTCCAGCGAAGGTCACTTTGACTCCGTTTGAGTACGGTAACGCAACCGTTACTTCTCTTCGTCTACGCGAGTTCTCCTTCTCGCAAATTGACCCGTACCAGGGTGAGCTGATCGCTCGAAACCTGCGCGACACGGTCGATAAGCTTGTTGAGAACGTCGCATACGCCACCACTGGTGGAGTGAGCGATGATGGTTTCGCCAAGTTCCATGTCCCTAGTGCCGGTGGTATTGCTACCACCGCTGCTCCTGCATCAGGTAACCCAGGGAAGCTGAACTCTGCTGCACTGCGTCGTCTTGTCGCTAACTTCCGTGGCAACAACGTGATGGAGTTTGAGGATGGCAACTTCGTTGCCATGATCCATCCTGACCAGGCTGTCGATCTTCGTGAAGAGACAGACGTTGCAGGGTGGCGTATTCCTCACACCTACGCAGAGAACGCTAACTCGTTCATCTGGAATGGTGAAGTGGGAAGCTATGAGGGGGTCAAGTTCATTGAATCCCCTCGCACTCCTAATACGGGTACAGGTGCCACCAGGGTCTACAAGACCCTGGTTCTCGGCAAGCAAGGTCTTGCCGAAGGTGTCGTTCGTGAGTTCGGCACCATCGTGACTCCATCCCTGGACAAATTCGGTCGCCTCTTCGGACTCGGCTGGTTTGGTTGGGCTGGATGGTCCATCTACCGTGAAGAATCAGGTGCAGTTCTTAGCACCTCTGCTTCACAAATCGCTTGATGGATTAGAACTCAACACCTCCTACACGCCCACAAGGTGTGTAGGAGGGATTGAAGGTTAATCCTTCACTACCAAAGTGGGAGAACAATGGCAGAGGAATACACCCCTAGTGGGTCACCCGTATCTTTTACAGTACCTGAGTACACAGACGTTGCTGATGGTCCTGACTTGGCTAAGGACTTAGCTGACGACATTGCTGAGAAGTTCTCTATCCCATCGCGCACTGAGACACTCACGGGCAAGACGTTGACTACGGCAACTCTGGGTAATGCTCTTGCTGCTGGTGGTTTCAAGATCACTGGTCTTGCTAATCCTACGTTGGCGCAGGATGCGGCCACTAAGAACTGGGCTGAGACTGGGATGACTTCCCAGTTGGCTAGTGCCACCACCCAGGCATCGAATGCTGCCTCAAGTGCTACTGCTTCAGCATCGAGTGCTACCGCCTCTGCCGGTAGCGCCACAGCTTCTTCTGGCAGTGCAACCACCGCAAGTGCACAGGCGACGACAGCAACCACGCAAGCATCGAATGCAGCAACGAGTGCTTCCACTGCAACAACACAAGCATCCACTGCCACTACTCAAGCATCGAATGCTTCCACAAGTGCATCTACTGCTACGACGCAAGCGTCTACGGCGACGACTCAGGCTGGTATTGCTACTACGCAGGCTGGTATTGCTACGACTCAAGCATCTAATGCTTCTGCTAGTGCGGTGTCTTCTGCTAATAGTGCAGCGGCTGCTGCTACTGCCCTTGATTCTTTCGATGACCGCTATTTAGGTTCCAAGTCCACGGCACCCACGGTGGACAACGATGGTGATGCACTCCTCGCGGGTGCTTTGTATTACGACAGTGTTTCTTCAGCCATGTTTGTGTATGACGGTTCGGTGTGGGTGGCGGTTAACGCTGGTGCGTTTATTAGTAATTCGATAGTGGACGCTAAGGGTGACGTTATTACCGCGACTGCTAACGATACCCCGTCTCGTCTTGCTGTTGGTGCGAACGGTTACGTTCTCACCGCTGATACCGCTGAGGCCACCGGTTTGAAGTGGGCGCTGGCTGCTGCCGGTGCTACGGGTGGCGGTACTAATCAGGCGTTTTACGAGAATGATGTTGCGGTGAGTGTGGACTACACGATTAGTACTTCTAAGAACGCAATGACGGCAGGCCCGATTGATATCGAATCAGGCGTAACAGTAACGATCCCTAGCGGATCCGTATGGACGGTGGTTTAATCATGGGTAACGTAAGATTGTACGGTTCCACTTCGGGTTACACGGAACTCGCACCACCTGCTATTGCACCGGATGGTGTTTTAACGTTGCCGTCTGGTACGGGGACGCTTGCTACTGCTGCGTATGTTGATGCTGCGGTTGCTGCTGGCGGGAAAGTGTTGCAGGTTGTGAGCGCCACATATTCAACGCAGGTGTCTAGTTCGAGTAACACCTACGCCGATACTGGCCTTACAGCAACAATCACGCCTGCCTCAACCGGGAGCAAAATACTTGTCGTTGTCATGCAATCAGGATTATATAAGATAAACAACACGTCTCTATTTCTTCGCTTAATGCGTGACGCGACACAGTTAATAGAGTTTGAGCAGTTTGCAGGGGATACAAACAGTGCGACGCAAAGCGCGGTCGGGGGTAGCGGGACAGTATTCCTTGACTCACCCGCGTCTGTTGCCGCCGTCGTATATAAAACCCAGTTCTTGTCCGCATCGAACACCGCGAGTGTTCGAGTGCAATATTCCGCTTCGGGTTCAACAATCGCACTTATAGAGGTGAAAGCATGATACATATAACGGATGCCGTGGAGTCGTTACGACCGAATACACAATGGATAATCGTAGGTGACGACGTTGCCGGTATCACTTGGCACACACCCGACGTTGAACCACTGACGGAGGATGAGGTAGCCAAAGAGGTCAAGCGACTTGAGAAAGCGTTGGACGCTGAGCAGGCCACTAAGGATGCTGCGCGTGTCTCAGCGGTAGCGAAACTGTCTGCTCTTGGCCTTGATGCTCTTGAAGTTCAAGCGATCATTGGGACGCTCTAATGCCCCCAGTACTTGTTCAGGGTGACGGTGCAGTCACAGGTGTGCTTGCTGTTGATACGCCTCGTTACGCGAACGCGGTTGCGCGTGATGCGGCGGTAGCGTCAACGGTTGGGAAACTTGTTTTCATGGAGGACACTGGTTTGGTAAACATTTTTAACGGTTCCGATTGGGTGGTGGCTTAGCATGGCTGTGAGTATTGATGGTGCGGGTAGTGTCACTGGTTTGGATGCGGTGGATGTTCCCGTGTACGCGGATGCGGCAGCGAGGAACACGGCTATTGCTTCACCTGTTGCTGGGCAGATTGTGTTTGTTACGGGTACTGGTTCACTGGTTTATAACGGTACGGCGTGGGTTGCTTTGGGTGCGGGTGCAGCGAACTTCACTAACACTGCTACGGGGACGTACACGGACGGCGATAGTTACAAGTACATCACGTTCACGGGTTCCGGTTCCCTTGTTGTAATTCAGGCTGGGTTCGCTGACATTCTTGTCATCGGTGGCGGTGGATCGGGTGGTTA